ATGACGCGCGATATGCTCTATCAAGATCCCGTTTTAGATCTTACAGGAGAATATCCGGTTTCAGGCACCTTGTTACATGATGTTGAATTAGACGGGGATGAAAAAGTTTACGGTTTTAATACTGGTTATTTAACTAGTTATAGTATAAATTGTGATGTTCAAGATGTCCCTACCATAGAGACAACTTTTGCTGTTTTTGGCCAGATGGGGAGCGGTGTGCGAGAAGGTGAATTGGATTATTCCGGCGTCGCTCCCCTTCAAAATTTAGGTATGGTTAATCATGAGTCGGTTTTATTAACCTATAATGGTTCTGGTACAAATCGAGCCGTCTCCGCTTCCCAGAGTTATGGCATTAACCGCATTCCCATTTATACGTTAGACCAGAAAACTAGCCAAACTGATTACGCTCCCTCCGAAGTACTCACAGAATACCCTATTGAAATTACCACTAATTTTACAATAGAAATGGACGATTACGACACGGCGAACATGATCGATAATATTAGAAGCGGTCATTATGAGACAATCGGGGTTGAGATTAGACTGGGAGATAGAGAAGAAACATTAGACGGCAATACGGTCGTTGGGTCTAAGCTATGTTTACAAGACGACACCGGGGAGTGTTTGGGCGATGACGGAGACGGTATAACGCGATATAAATTTTTAAGTACGACAGGGCATCTAGTGTCCGAGAGTATTAGCTCCGCGGTTGACGGAGTTTTAAGTGTAAATTTAGAATTTAAAGATTATTACAATAAGGATTAAAAATGGGTAAAATATTAGAGTATTCCAACTTGGGCGCGCCGCCAGCAGATAATGATTTGTTGTTTATGGGGGATTATAGCGACGACACCGGCAATCCCACCACCATGAGGTTAGCGATCAGCGACCTAAATAAAAAGCGTAACGTCGACGCGGCAGATGGTAATGGTCTTATGCTCAGGGACGATGGGGGTAATTATGGTATTTTCATAAAGGACGGAGGTAACGTTGGTATCGGAACAAATGCTCCCGATTATGAGCTTGATATTAGTGGTGCTACCGACCCAACGCTTGGTATAACGGCAGGCGCTGCAGGCAATGCTGTTATTAGGTTTGATCAAACCACAACACAACAAGCTACTATAGGATATGACGATACTGGAGATCTTTTAAAATTTAATAACAATAGTAATTTTGGAGGAACAAGTCATTTAGTTATTAATAGCGACGGTAATGTTGGTGTGGGTGTAGCTGATCCAACAGTAAGTTTAGATGTATCTGGAGATTTTGAAATTGTTGATGGTAGTTATGGAATCAAAATAGACGCAAGTTTAGCTAATATAGAAGGCATAAGAAGTGGGGGTACTAGCGGCCCACTTCACTTAAACAGAAGTGGGGGTGCGGATATTTGGTTCATGTATGCATCTGCCACTGACTTTGCTGGGAAAATAGAATCCACTGACAAATGTTGGTCGATAGGATCTAAGAGCACCGCTGGAGCAAAATTACATGTTTACGAAAGCTCTGGGGAAGATAATATAGCGTTACAACTAGAAAATAGAGTTGCCAGTGGATCTCCCAAGTCAATTTTAAAATTTACAAGAACAGTAGGCTCTACAGCTTTAGAGCAACAAATGATTTGGGACGGAACTAGTTTAGGGATTCGCAATGCTGCTGACTTAGCTCTTGGTTCTGATTCTGTCAATTTTTCTGCTGGTAAATTAGATGTAGGCGCGACAGGTTTTACTCGTAAGTTTAATGTTACTGATACTAATAATATTGTTGCTAATTTTAATTCTAGTGGTGTGGCTGGCACTCGAATCCTCATTAGGAATGCAACTGATGCTGGCGCAAGCGTGCAGAATAGTTTAATTGCGTTTCCTAATAATATTTCAGGAATTGAATATGCGAACTGGATGGTAGGAACTCATAAGGATAATTCCAATCCTGATAATAATTATTTCATGATACATCGCAGTAGTCAGGCGAGTCCAACTGAAGGCCAATATATATTCAATGCAACCACTACTGCTAATGAAATGCGCTTAGATACTAGCGGAAATGTTAGATTTAAGGGCACAATGGAAGCCTCAGCATATTATGATCAAGGTGGCAATAGTGTTGGTAATTATTGCCGTGGACGGTTTTTGCAAACTTTTTCAATAGGAATAAAAGCTGATAAAACAGGCCCCGTATTCCCAGCTTTAAATACTGTACTACCGGGTCTATCCTCTTTATACGAGGGGTACATAGATACCACAGCTAAAACTCCTGACGCTCAATACATGTCTCGCGCTCCTCATAATGGTAAATTGGTACAAGTGGACATAACTGTTTATTTTCCTCCGGGTCAGGTTAACGTTTTGGGTAATATAACACCCACATTGATGTTTTATTCTGGGTCATCTTTGCCAAGCGCTGACGGTAATTCGGGGATGGGCACCACCAATAGTGCCCATAAGACGACCGCTACGTTGAGTGATTCTACGAGCTATACGCTGGGATACGACACTAGCACCTTCACTAATACAGCGAGTGTTTTAGAGTTTAGCGAAGGGGATTATTTGGCTTTTTCTATCGACACAAATTCGACCACCGGATGGTTTTATCCCAATGTAGCGCTAACTTTTGAATTTGAAATCGATTAATGGCAACCAAGTTTATAAAATACGAAAAAGCTTTACTCAAAATCGCGGATACAAGCATTATGGCGGAGTCTGCGAAACTTGGGGTCTCAGCTTCATTGCAGCCGGTTACTAATATTACTGGTTCTGTTATAAGGTATGCACCAACATCACCAGTCAAAGGCACATTGTCTTTTTCTCATTACTGTACCGGGGTTTTTCATGATTTTTTAAACCCTTTAACTGCTATTGAGCATACAGGTGAGCCATTAGACGGGAGCTTCGCGGGGATGACTTTTTCTAGCGGCTACATCAAAAGTTTAAGTTTTTCTATGGCTCCATATTCTCCTATATTGTTTCGTTCGGAGCTTGATATCTACGGAGAATTAAATGCATTGGATGACGCTGGGGACAGCGACAACGACTTGAGGAATGAAACCAATTTTTCTCATAGCCTTCGGTCTTATATTGTAGGGACAGACGTTAAGATTAACAAAAAAGTGAGTTTTGATTATTCTGTTTCAACTGAGCGCAACCCGGTTGTTACAGTTGGCAATGAACTGCCATCGAGGGTAACAAAAGAAAACGTACGAATCAATTTATCAATTGCTGGAGAAGACGTGGGAGATGCGATTAAGTCCACGGGAAACTATGCCGAACTAAACGTTAAAGTGTTAGATACATATGGAACCTCTCCGTTAGCTACCTTTGGCTGCTCGGGGCAAATTTTTAACCAAGATCTAAGTGTGACAGAAGGGGGTTATATTGATGGAACAATTGGCGTTTCGCAAGAATATATGACAGGGAGGGTTTTTTATTAATGGCTACTCAATCATATGTTTTTGGATCAGGCGTCACTAATATTAAAGGGGTAAATTCTTTTGAGATTGGAAACACGTATTCTCAATATGATATTGTTTTTTTTAGTGGGTATACAGTTGCAGGAACCCCACCGGTTCCTACCACAGCAGAAAGCTTGGGCACCGCTTCAGGGCACTACTACTACAGTGGCGTTACAGCCGCCACTTCTACTGCTGCGAATTCTCCAGCGGGAGCCTCTAGCGAGTGGACTCAAAAATTATTTTTTGAACCGTCTTATCCCGCTTCAGTAGATTACTTTAATCAAACTTATGACTCCTCTTATGGGGACGGCTACTATAACGTTGCGAATAAAAGCGAAAACTCTTTAAAAGTTAAATTTAAACTTGCTTTCAATAAAAGAAGCGACAAGGAAACCAGAGCGCTTAATCATTTATTTGAAGATTCATTCAACAAAGGTGAGAAGCCTAGCGGAGCTTATACTGGTATTTATTTTACTCCTTTTGAGCCTTACAACGCAGAACATGAATTTTATATCGAGGACACTACGCGAGGATTTGATTATCCTAATGTAAATTCCACCTCGACGGTTTTGTTACGTGAAGATCAGTCGACTTTAAACTGGCAAGAGTATTATATACCCTTTGATCAGACTAAAAAGTTTTGGGCGATAGGAACCGCTTACAGTAAGCATGATATTGCTTATTTAAGTGGTGATTATGTGCCGGCAGCTTCTGGGTGGTATTATTATACAGGAGATAATGAGACTACATCTACTGCGGACAATGGTCCAATAGGAGATGATTCCTTGTGGACTAAAAAGGAATTTTATTTTGATATAAACGCAGGTCTGTCTATAACTCAAGCTCCAAGGTTTTTAAAGCAGCCTGTGCAAAGTGAGTATTATGTAAGGACTCAAGATGGAATTAATAAAAGTCTTTTGAATTTACAATTCTCTTTAGAAGGGAGAACAACCAAGGAAGCAAAAGCAATTGTTCACTTTCTGGAAACACACCAAGGCAAGAACCAATTTAAATTTAAACCTCCCGCTCCTTATGATAAATCTGACGTTGTTTTTATTTGCCCTAAGTGGGAGCACACGTTGAATTATTACGATAATAATTCTGTGAGTGTTAACTTTATTGAATTTCCCATAAATTTAGTAGATGATGAAGTGAGCTTTAGGACTTTGATTACTATCGATCCGTACAAAAGATAAAATGGCTACCCCAAGTACAGTTACCCAAAGAGCGCAAGGCAACGATTTCGTTGGTACCACAGGAATGATGATTACAGGGGTGACTGGGTTCGGGTTAAGTACTGGATTTTATATCACCAATAGTGGTAGCCGTAATATTTCAACAGAAATTTCGGTGGACGAAACTCAGCTTCCGGGAGTTTTAGGGTTTCCGTCAGGAAAGAGGTTTGATGTTTTAGCTGGTCAAAGTAGGTTTATTCCGTTTGAATTTGCGTTCCTTAATGCCAATTACACTACAGGTCCTGATGTCACCTCGACTGGCCCTCAAGGACATGGACGCTGGGTAACAGATTTTCAACTTAACAGCAGGTCATTAGAGACATTAGAAAGCGACGCTAGTGGGGCTATCGCGCTGTCGATAACGGGGCAAGTTACGGGTTTTGGGGCTGACGCTAGCAGTAGTGGGCCATATACATCTTCAACTCCCGCGTATCCTTCTGGGTTTTTAGTCACAACTGATTTAGCTGTTCAAGGTAGACCCAAATGTGTGTTAAGATGGCAGCACCCTTCAACAGGCTATTATCTAACACAATATAAAATTGAATATGCGGGCAATATTACTGATAGTGCCACTGCTACTGGAAGTTGGACTGGATTAGCAGACTTTGATATAAACAGATCTTATCACACTTTTCCAAATACCTATGCCGTTACAAGTGATTTTGACTATTATAAATATGCCACCAACAGTGGTATCTCGCAATTACATACGCGAGGTACCCCTCAGAATCCTGCTTCTCCTTGCGGGGAGTACACTGTTAATGGTTTAGGTTTTAGTGCTGATTATTATTTTAGAATTAAAAGTAGGTTTACATTGGGTGTGGCAGGTGGATCTACCGTAGAGAGCCCTTACATTTATGGTTACCCTGTGGATAATTTCAACGTTGAAATTACTAATAACGATATCAACGGAGGGCTGTTAAGTGGCAGTACTACCTTGGGCGCGTTAACTGATCCTAGTACGGTTATCGCAAATACCACTCCTCCTCCGAACGCTCTAAAGGTATATTTTGAGGATGAGCAAAAAAATGTAAACCTAAAAACTAGTTTTGATGATAAGTTAACAAATATAACAGGATCAGTCAATTTTTTCGATCCCTCTCATGCAGATTACGGTTTTTCAGGAGTTCATTTTATAGTGGATCAACATAATACAGTGGGGTCAACCAGCGCAAGTAATGCTGGAATTGATACTGGTGCGCGTTTAGTTTATGGCTCTACCGAAATAAAATCTAATTTAATCTTTCGTCGAAACTCTTCTGTGTTAGGTATGGGGGGTCCCGGTGGTAACGGAGGGTACACTACAATTGAAATGGACGAAAAAGGGGCAGCAGAAATTAGTGCTGGTAAACTGGCGATCAAAGGTCGCACTACTGTAGACTCAGGCGACGGAGGAGCCGGGTCACCAGCCATTTACATAAGTGATGCTAATATAAGCGAGCTTCGAATAAAAAAGAATCCGCTTGCCAAAATTTATGGAGGAGGCGGAGGCGGTGGAGGGGGGGATCCGTTTTTTTATCCAAAAGCTTTCACGCTAAATACAAGATTCTTCGAGGATTTGGACAAAATAAATGCGAGGATAGATGCATCTATGAGTGGAGTTCCTTACAACGAAGCAGCAAACACAGAAAAAGCAACAAAATTAAATATACGGCTGGACCCCAAAGAGCCCGGCATTATCTCTATTGACAAGGTTAACTATAAATTAAGTGATATAGTGGGAACCCAACATGGGGGATCAGGAGGAGGAGGTCAAGGTTTCGCTAAATCTTTAGGAGGGTACAGTAAGATATTCGAGGATAATAACCAAACCAATTATTTAGGCATTGCGCTTGCGGGAGATCGAAAGTATGCAGGTATAGGTCAAGTTTCTAATCCTACTACAAATACATCTACAGGAGGAACGGGAGGGGCGTACGGTGCAGACGGAGAAACCCCGAAAGATGTTAATGCAGCGTTACTTTACAACTTGACGGCTGCGGACGGTCAACCGTTGCCGGCAAGCGGGGGTACCGGAGGAGAAGCTATAAAAATAATTGATACCAACAGTAATTATTCTACTTTCGACAGTTTGGTGCAACCAGAGGGCGCTAGTTCCATCAGCTCTACTGAGTTTCCCAATTTGGTTGCATGGTTTACAACAGATGACACAAGTGCAACTTATTTTGACACAACAACGGTTACTTCTTACAAGCAAATCAACAAATGGAAAGCCAAAAATGATACTGACATTTATATACAATTTTATAATGGTACGAATGGTAATTATCGGCCCATGCTTATAGAAAACGGCACCACGACTAACTATGGGGCTTATACTGATCCATTTAACAATCAAGATGTTGTGTTTTTTGGAAACAATAATAACAATCAGCCCGGCGGGGGTGTGATCAAAAATATAGTAACAAGCGGCAAAATCGAAAACTCTATGAGTGGGTTTGAGATTGTATATTTTCTATACCCCGGAACCGTTATAGATTCTTCTGGAGGAAAAGCCTTGAAAGCGGACTCATATAATTGGTTTTACCTTAATGCTGGCACTGGATATGAAATTGGAGACATGAGAGCTGAAAATCCGCGAAGAGGAGCAAATGGGCCTATTGGTTTCACAATGCACCAATGGACAAATTCTTTTATAAAGGCTGAAATAGGTACTAATTATGTAGGGAACCCAACGAATTTTTACATGCCCTCCACGGCAATATCGGCGTTTAGGATGAGCGATGAGCGCGCAGGTTTAAATAATCAATCTGTGCCATTTGATCAACAAGAAATGGTTTATGGCGAAACAATGTATCCTACTTCAGCATGGATGTATAGTATTTCCTCATTTAAAAAGGGAGGTTCTATGTATTACGCTGTTTATAACAACTTAAACAAGAGAAAAACTCGCGTTTTTGAAAATTTTTCGGATTATGCTTTTCCTTTAGAACCTAAAGTTGGTTACTCTAATACTGCTTTTGATGGAACGGACCAATCTTATAATGGATATTTTTATGGTTGTATTAGCGATATCGTTGTTTTTAAGTCGGCTTTAGATAACATTCAAAGGGAAGCCCTGTTTGCTTCTTTGGCCCAAAAGAAACTTAAAATCAAATCGTCAGCCAATAGAGATAACGCAAACAATCAGAATGTCCTTGCAGATAATACCGGATATGCCGGTTTTAACATAGGTCCAAGCTGGTAATATGTCTACACAAACACACAACTCTTCGTTATTAGATCTGGAGCCAGATACTTTGATAGAGCTCTATGAGCTTGACTTGGGTGAACAGGATGGTTTATATCGCTTTCACCCCGGTAAAAACAATTTAACAGATATAATGTTGCGCGACTCTACCGGGGAATTGCAAACATATTATGCCATGCCTATTGAAACTAGTGGTTGGGAAATAAGAGGAGATGGCCAGCTTGCGCGCCCGAAACTTTTAATAGCCAATCCGCAAGGGGTTATAACGGATGCCATCAAAAGAAGAGGAGATTTAATAGGTAATGGCTTTGTAAGGAAGCGTATATTTTTAAAATTTTTAGATAACGAAAATTTTCCAAATAATTTGAATCCTTTTGCGATTCCTGACCCAGAATCCAGATTTGATGATGATCTTTTTGTAATCAATAGGAAAACAAATGAAAATAAATATTATGTGGAGTTTGAGCTAATTTCACCGTTGGAATTAGAAGATGTTCAGGTGCCCGCGCGGACAATGATAGCTGATTATTGTACTTGGAAATACCGAGGGGGTGGTTGTTTATATGGTAGGCGTCCGGATTTTAATAATCAGTTTATGTTTATGGCTGACGGAACCAATGTGACCCCCTCTGTATTTTTCGAAAAAGATAATGGCATGAACCTAGGAATGCCTATCGCCGACGAAAATAACAAGAAATTCAACGACGAAAACGGCTACAATCTAACATTAGTGTGGCAAGGAGAATATGATAAAAATACCGTAAGTGTGACGGCTGATGGTGCAGCCACGCTGTCTGTGGTGACAATTAACAACGCGGCAGGCTACACGGACGCAGATACTTCAATTACGGTTGACTCTTTACCTGTGGCTATTGCAAACGGAAAGGTAATTACTTTTAGTGGCGGAGCTCAGTTTACTTTAAGTGCTGGGGCTTCCGCTACTGCCACAGCTTTATCGGGGGCATTTAAGTCGCCGAATTCAGTTGCAGATAATGAAACCGGAACTGTGGTGCAAAGTGTTGCGGTAGACGCTTTAAGCGCAGCCATTTCAAAAGACAGAACTATTGTTTTTAGTACAGGGGCGACATTAAAATTAGATACGGATGCTAGTGCTGCTGCCACTTCGCTTTCTGGGCTTTTGAGTGCGGCATTAAGTAACGATGAAGCAGGTGAAGTAAAGTATGTAGCGGGTGATACCGTAAAAATGCCAGCAAAAATTGAAAATTTAGCGAAGAAAGACCTGAGTAATACTCAGGAGAACACAGCGACGCGTCCTGATCTTTTCTTTGTATGCGTATCTACGGCACTTACCTCAAAAGATCCACGTTACGAGCAAACTTACTGGAGGGGAGACCAATGCGGCAAAAACCTAGCGGCTTGCAAATGCCGATATGTTGATAACGGAGTATATGCCAAAGGATTGCCTTTTGGGGGATTCCCTTCCATTGAAAAATACAGATTTTAATAAGTTTTTTTTAAGAAGTATAGTTTCTTTAGCGGATCGTTGTAAATTTGAGGTTTGCGGGGCTATCACGGATAAGAAACTGCATTTTTTTAAGAATATATCCCCAACTCCACAGCAAACTTTCATAGTAACCCCTAGAGATTATGTAAATATCTACCCTCAAATAAAAGTTTTTTTTCATTCTCATTGTTTAGGAGGGGCAACGCCAAGTGGTTTTGACATCCTGCTTTCACAGGAATTGGCGAGGCCATTCTTAATATATTCTAATATACAAAAGAATTTTTCTTTTTATTGCCCGGACGACCAGAAGTTGATTTATTTTTCGCTTTAAATGTGTATAATAGAGGGTAATGACTACAGTTTTACTTGAAGGCAGATTAGGGCAAATAGTGGGCCGAGATTTTTCTTTTAAGGCTAGGACGTTAAGAGAGGTTTTAAATGCCATCGAAGCAAATACGGGAAAATTGAGGAGTTATTTGCACCAAAATGGAAAACGGGCTTTTGCTGTTTTTGTTAATGGGAAGGAGCTTGAAGGTGACGTTTCTTTAAATATCAAGGTAGAAAACAAAAAAATAGTTATTATTCCTTTGTTAATGGGGGCTTTTGTGGCTATTTTCACTAAATTTATAGTCACCAAAATTTTAAAACTTAGCGTGGCGAGTATGGCTGGAAAGATAGCCACTTTTGTTGTGGGTACTGTTTTGAGCGCTGCACTGTCTTTTGGCATAAGCCTGCTAATTGCTAAATTAATGAAACCGGATGATCCGGATTTGGCCAATACAACGTCTTTTGCTTTTGGTCAGGCTGAAAATGTCACAAGGCAAGGGGTGGTGGTCCCCGTGGGATACGGTCGTTTGCAGGTGGGTAGTCGGGTTGTTTCGGTCAATATGTTTAATGTAGATCGAAGTAAATTCGAGAACCAAGGAGCTCAATTACAACTGGGTGGAGGTTACTATTTTAATCCCAAATATTTTGCTTCAGTGGATGATGGTTATGGTGCAACCGACGCTATTCAAGAGGGGCAGGGAGGTTTTCTAGAGGTAGATACTGCTGGCGGGGGAGGAGGAGAATAATGTAATGGGCGCTATTCCGGAAGATATTTATATGGTTGATGATTTGCAAGATGCTTTGCGCTATATAAACGTGTGTTCCACTTCGATGGGAACTTTAAATAATTCTGCGAAGGGAGGCAAGTTAGAATCTGTCTCTGTTTATCAAACCATCGATCTTTTATGTGAAGGAGAAATTGCGGGTCTTTGTGATAGACATGGAAATTTAGTATATTTACACAAGGATTCCCGTAAAAATACAAACGGCTTTAAAGGTATTTATTTAAATGATGTTCCTATCAAGAACACGGACGCTTCTACTTTGAATTACAATCGAGTTTTTGCCGATTTCAAAGTTGGCACAGAGCGTCAAACACCTTTAGCTAAATTCACAAACCCAGCATTATCATTTAGCAATGCAGTTCAAACTCTCAACATTAACACTTCGCTGCCCGGACTGGCTGGACTACAACAAATGCTTCATACTGGGACTAAGTTTTATGTGGTGGGAAACAATGGGGAACGTGAAAATTTAGCGTTACGGTGGAACAAAAAACTAGGAGGCGAGAAGTTCAATATGGGTGCTATTAGTGGCAATTTTTGCAATCAAGTAGTAGACCTTTCAGCTCTAACTTTTGTAAGAGCAGCCGAAAGGAGTAACGCTGTTGCTGTTTCTCATGTTATTACAAATGATAATGCTAATTGGGCACAGGTAGATATGACTGTGGGGGCGTTATTATATAACCATAGTGATGGAGATCAAAGTGCAGCGGCTGTAAATTTTATTATTAAGACGGGTTACGTAGATGATGAACTAACTCTGGCGGAAGGAGGTAGTGTTATTTATTTAATATGTGGAATTTATGGAAGGTGTAGTTCACAGTACACTCGAAGTCACAATGTGCCGTTGCCTGCAGGCGGACCCCAGAAGAAAGATAGGTTTATAAAGGTATTTCGAACTGATAATGAACTTGGCCCCGACAATGTAAAATTTCAAAAAAGTTTGTCAGTAGGAACTATTAGCGAAATTGTTGAAGAGAACTTTAACTATCCTCATAGCGCCTTAATGGGAATGATTTTTGATGCGAGGGCATTTTCTAGCCCTCCTACGCGTCGGTTTGATTGCAAACTAACGAAAGTTTCTATACCCAGCAATTATAACCCTGAAATTAAACATTATAGGGGAAATTGGGATGGACAATTTAAACTAAAGAAAGAGTGGACAGATAACCCTGCGTGGATATTTTATGATTTAGCAGTAAACGAGCGCTATGGCGTAGGGAAATTTGGTTTTAAAGAGCAGTTCGTTGATAAATGGAATTTATATAGTATAGGTAAATATTGTGATGAATTTGTGCCAACTGGTCATACGGGCAAATATGCAGATATGGATTTTACTTGTACTACGGGCTCAATAACCATTACTATTGACGATTCCTCTAATGCTCTAGGAGGGGACGCGTTGCTGGAGAGGTATCCTGAAGGGAAAACTGTATGCTTATTTAGCACCAAAAATTCAGACTCTGAAGATTTAGATAAGGCTTATAAGAGGCTTATTTTTAACCCTTCTTATGATAATTCTACACAAAAGTTCACTTTTACAATTGTTCAAATACCAGACGCACAGGAGGTATTTCAAAATTATCCCGCTGTAAAGGTGGCTTTTTTAAATCAGGCTGGCACGTTGATAGGGGATGCTTTTGTTAAAGAATATTTAATAAAAAATCAGGATAGTTCTTCAGCGTTTGTATCTACCTATTTAGGAGGAGACCCTTTGGATTTAACAACCGTAAGTGGGAAAGCTACGACCCAGTTTGAGCAATATAGGCCCCTTTTAGAGTCTCGTTTTAGGTGCAATTTATATTTAGACAAAAAACAAAACGCCTTTAATGCTTTGAATGATATCGCGGCCTTGTTTCGGGGAATGATTTATTGGTCTTCGGGTTATATTACAGCGTCAAACGATCAGTCTCGAGAAGCCGTTATGTTGTTCACTAACGCAAATGTTCAGAATGGTGATTTTGCTTATAGTGGCAGTTCTTTAATTTCGAGGACCACTGCTGTTACCGTACGTTTTAGTGACGAATACGACAGCTACAAGCCGAAAGTTGAATATTTGGAAGATTCGGCTGGCATGAGGGAGTACGGCTACAATGAAAAGGAAATTGTGGCATTGGGGGTTACATCGCGAGGACAAGCTCATAGATTGGCCAAGTGGATGTTATATACTGTTCAAACTGAAACAGATACCATTCAGTTTACGAGTGGTCAAGAGGCAAGTTACTTAAAGCCGGGGGATGTTGTTAAAGTACAAGACAAACTTAAAACATCTAAAAGATACGGGGGAAGGATTGTGGATATTGATTATGGAGCTAAAACTTTAACTTTGGACCATGGGATTGAGGAAGATATTAGCGGCCAGACAATTACCTTGATCGTTCCTAAAGCCAACAAGACCGTTAGAAAATTAGATAAGAGCGCAGAATCGAAACTAAAGATCGCTGTAGAAGAGCAGAGTCCTAGTTTGGGGGTGCCAGTTTCAGACATTAACGCGTCGCGGGAGCCGCAGATTAAAGAATTTACTATAGATTCTGTTAGTGAAACTAATGTGGTAACAGTTACCACTGCTTCAGAAGAGGATTTTAATATGGTTTTAAAGGGTTATATTTGGTCGGTCCAAAATACAAATTCTGATTATGAGATTGAAGAAGTGGAGTATAGAATTATAGGGGTTACGGAGCAAAATTTCAATCAGTATCAAGTTACTGGCATGATGTATAATAGGAGTAAGTTTGCGGCTATCGATGAGTCCCGAAGCGTGGAAAACACTCAACAATCAAAATCAACAGTAGTAAGTATAGGCTCCCTTCCTCCCGCCTTGACTGGAGATTCTTCGGGGGCCACCGATCCTATTATTACTTTTACGAACATACAAAACGATACGATCTTGCCTTATTTTGACGGCAAGTTTCCGAATATTTCCTCATATGCAACTAATTATTATATGACTGTTGATTTTTCCCAATTAGCCACCTATAACGCTGTAAACTTTCAAAATACAGGTGGTTATATTTTAGAAATCTTTAAGGCTTCTGGAGAAAAAATAAGATTTTCGTTAGCGGGTCATGATAATACCCGTGCTAATATTCTCATAGGTCCAGATTACGAAAGGGATAACATCTCTGTTGAAATTTATCGTTACGATACCTCTTTTAAGGTTAATGTAGGTCTCTAATATGCCAAAATTTAAAAAATTTATTCAGCAATCTCCTGCCGATTATGGTGAGGCTTTAAGGGTTTCGGGGTTCTATGTGGCTAACGAGCCGCCAGTAACGCCTAACAAAGAGCCATTTCCTCATAATTCGGCGTTGCCTTTGTTTTCGGGTGGTTCTGGAATTAATATAGCTATTAGGGTAGCTAGCGGTGAATTTTTTGCCGAAGACCCGTTGATTAGATGGAATTTAATTAACCCTACCGACGATGCGATTTTCTCAGAAGAGGAATTATATAGTTTAACTGCTTTTGGTGGTTTTGAGGTCAATTTAAGGAGTGAGACTGGGCAGTTGATACAGGCCTTACATACAGGGGGCTACAAAAAGAACGAAATCCAATTAAAAGTTGACGAATTAAAAAACTCTTTCGTCAGTATGGGCACATCTGGATTGGCAAACCCAAATGTATATTTTGATTATAGGCGTTTTCAGTTAGAGGTTGTCGCTACAGATTATTACGGCAGAACAAATACTGGAATTTATTTTTTAAATAATAAGAAACCTGATGTCACAGGTTGTACTGTTGGTTTAGGGGAAGCGATTTCCTTAAGGCTGCAATCCACAAAAAATTCCGGATTACAGAGGCTTGATGTTTATTCTTCTCCGGTTTCTGATTTTAGTGTTATACCTCAATCTGGAGCGAGTACGCCTTCTTATGCGTATAGTTTTGATTTACAAGACCTAGGAAATGATTATATAAATAACGTTACTATTACTCCTCCTAATGATTCTGGTTATTTTTATGCGACTGTTTTAAGCGACTCCTTTGGTTCTGGAGAGGCATATTATTACCCGTCTTCCATTAAGCCCTATACAATTGATCCGTTACTTTTCAATGTGAAAACCAGCGGGCTTGAGGGTCGAGTTCTTGTGGCGCGGGACACTCTGAATAAAAATATTGTCCCCCAAGTTGTCGGCAAGTTTTCAAAAGATTTATCTCCGTCCCAATTAACTTATGAAATAAAAGTCATTGAAAGCGGAAACTTTTTTGATAAAAGTGATTATTTTACACTGGAGCCGCCCCAAATCAAAGGCATAGAGGCAATTGTTCACGGTACGGGCACAGGGAGATTAGATAAAAGATTTTTTGATATTAATACCACTTTGCAAGATTATGCGTATAGTGGGGCGGCCGCCACTCCTATTTTCTCAGCTTATCAAACCACAGGGTTACAATGGCTAGAGCACTCTCTTATTTTAAATGCCACGGATAATGTAGCCCCGGGATTTCTCACGGGTCAAACTGAAGTGATGGAGGTTGCGATTGCAGCCGGAAATACCGAGTCTGCGAGAGTTTTTTGGGGAGGGGAATTTAATACTGGCTCTTTAGAATACCAGTTCAATCCTGCCGGGACGCTACTTGCTGAGAATATTTACCAAGCAACTTATTTGTCAGGACGTACAGGAGCCCTTACTGAGACTACTCAAGGGGTTGATGGTCCCGCTGCCGGCACCGGGGGGATTTTAGGAGGTTTAACTGGAACTTTAGTTGCTACTAATTATTCGGGGCTTGTTGTGCCTGAATACGAGCCTCATTTTGTTTATCCTGTTCATGATTTTGCTGATTATGAGTTTTCAGTCAGAACGCTTGCGGGTAATCAAGCGTCACCTTTTTCGGACGTCTTAAGGTTTTCATCGGGGGATATTATTGGGGGTATTACGGGAGGTGGTTTTCCTACAGGATTGTTTGATGGTGACACTGAAAGCGGAGTTGCAGTTTATAATCCTGCTTGTGATAATTTAGCTATTAGTCAATATGTTACTCTTGATGATGCGGGTATACCTGTTCGAATTGAAAAAGAGGGAACCATCGGATCGCCAACAGATTTATTATTATTAAGAGCAAACACAAGCAATAGACCGGCCATTCAATTTAGCGAACTAGGCTCTGATGAAGGGGGGATGTCTATTGAATATTATGGCCCCGCTAATTCTATTAATATCAACGAACAAGGGGGTGCCCCCAATCCTATGTTCATTTTTGAAAATGATGGCGATTCGTTTTTTGCTGGGGACGCTTTAATTTCTGGAAGCTTGACTGTTGAAGACCTTGCTGCGAAGACCGCTGAAACAGGCTATTTGGTAATAGATAGCAACAATAAAGTTTTCACTCAAGTAGGGAGCGCAGGTGCACAAGGATCTCAAGGTGCCATAGGTCCTCAAGGCGCTACAGGTCCTCAAGGTGCTACAGGTCCTCAAGGTGCTACAGGTTCTCAAGGTACCATAGGTTCTCAAGGCACTATAGGTTCTCAAGGTACTATAGGTTCTCAAGGAACTATAGGCTCTCAAGGGACTATAGGTTCTCAAGGGACTATAGGTTCTCAAGGGACTATAGGTTCTCAAGGGACTATAGGTTCTCAAGGGACTATAGGTTCTCAAGGAACTATAGGTTCTCAAGGCACTATAGGTTCTCAAGGCACTATAGGTTCTCAAGGAACTATAGGTTCTCAAGGTACTATAGGTTCTCAAGGCACTATAGGTTCTCAAGGAACTATAGGTTCTCAAGGTGCTATAGGTTCTCAAGGCACTATAGGTTCTCAAGGAACTATAGGTTCTCAAGGAACTATAGGTTCTCAAGGTGCTATAGGTTCTCAAGGCACTATAGGTTCTCAAGGAACTATAGGTTCTCAAGGTACTATAGGTTCTCAAGGTACTATAGGTTCTCAAGGAACTATAGGCTCTCAAGGGACTATAGGTTCTCAAGGAACTATAGGTTCTCAAGGAACTATAGGTTCTCAAGGTATTCAAGGTATTACGGGTGATTCGTTTTGGACGCAGGCTCTCGGTAATATTTATCCCACCACTATCACGGATAATGTGGGAATAGG